GATCCAGCGCCGGCTGTGCGGCACGTCGACGAACTTGGTGTCGGCGTGGCGCGACGTGATGTCGTACGCCTCGGCCTTGCCCATGCGCTCGACGCTCTTGGACTGGCCGACGATGCCGCTCTCGATCTGGCACCACGGACGCAGGCGCGCCAGCTTCTGCTGGTAGAGGATGCGGAAGTTGTTCGAGTACTGCTGTACGAAGTTCTCGGGAATGGTGAAGGCCATGACGGCTCCTGAAAGTTGAACTCGTGTTCGCCTTCAGGGGTTGTCCGCATGTGCGGGCCCGAGTCATCGCAGTGCACCGGCTACCGTGCGCCTGGACGGGCATGGATCCGGTTGTCTACGCGCCACCGCAGGCCGGGTTGGCGCGACTGTGGGGCCAGCTACCGGGCGGGTTCCAGCCCGGTAGCACTTGGTCAATCAGCTCTTGAACGTGAAGCTGTTGTTCTCGCGCGCGCCGCGGGTGCCGCTCAGCTTCGCGGTCAGCGCAGAGACTTGATCGAACACCGCCCTGTGCTGAGGATGCCGATCGTTCAGGTACGCCGGCGACGTCATGAGCTGGTCCAGGTTCGCTTGGATCTGCCCCAGCGCTTCGGCGCTCGGCTGCACGTCCTCACCCATCTCGGAGCCGAGACGCTGCAGCATCGTGATGATGCGAGGGTCGTTGCCGTAGTCCTTGAGCACGCCTTCGAAGTCGCCCGCGAAATAGTGCTTGCCGGCCGAGTAGGCTTGGCCGATCGAGCGCTGATACTCGGCATCGGTCTTCCATCCGTCCATGCCGCGCAGCTTGGCCGTGGTCTCGGCCGCGTCCAGCACTGGCATGGCCTCGCGCAGCTTGAGTCCGCGCTCGAGCAGCGTGGCGGTGACGCCGTCCATCTGCTTCTGGCTCAGGCCGAGCCCGTGCATGCTCTTGCGGAACTCTTGGAAGTCGGCCGCCTTCGCGAGTTCGTCGGCGTTGACGCGGGCGGCCAGCTCATCGGGCAGGTTCAGCTTGTAGCCGTCGACGCTCTGGGGCGGCGCATCGCCAGCGCCCATGCGGCGCTCGAGGTTGGTGTAGCCGTCGGCGATCTTCTTGGCCGTGGCCTCCATGTCAAGAGCGCCATCGGCGCCCATCACTCGGAGCTTCTCCGGCGCCCATGCAAGCGGGTCCGGCGGCGTTGCCGGCGCGCTCGGCGCTGGCGTCGGTGCTGCTGGCGCAGCCGCTGCACCCGTGCCAAGAACGGAAGCAGGTGCAGGGGCAGGCGCAGCAGGCGCAGGTGACGGGGCGGCTGGAGCAGATGCTGGAGCGGCCGGCGCAGCAGGGGCGGAGATGACTTCACTCATGGGCGTCCTCAGGGCAATGGCCGATCACTCGGCCGGGTTGGTGTCTTCTTCGGGCTCGCCGGTGTTGGCCTGGTTGATCTGGCCAAGGATGAAGTCGAGCACCGCGCGACGTCCCAGCCGGTAGTCCGTCTCGCGCCGGCCCTCTTCGCCGCCCTTCACGAACAGCGCGCCGCCGAAGCGGGCCGTCAGGTCTTCGAGGATCAGTGCACCCTCGTGATGCCCCTCGAAGACCCGTGCGTAGGTCGCTGGGTCCGCCTTGCGCTCGATCATTCCTCGGTGCCGAACAGGTAGCCGCTGAGGGTCTCCGTCGAAGCGCCGGTAGCAGTCAGCACGTTGTTGGCCGCTGCACTCAGGATGCCATTGCCCATTGGCGGCGAGACGATCGTGGCTCCCGCGGCGCCGTTGGGCACGATCAGGATCGTCGATCCGCCGGTGCCGTCCTTCAGGATGATGTTGCCGGCCGCGACCCCGCCGGTGAGCACGTAGCCCATCAGCCGGAACTTGCGCCCAGCCGCCGGCGTCCAGATGGTCGTCTCCGACGTGATCACGACACCGTTCAGGTTGATGAACTTGTTCGGTGATCGCGCGCGCGTGAGGTTCTGCCCGTTGAAGATCGTGTCGATCGCGCCCGACTGGTCGACAACGGCAATGCCGCTCGAAGCCCACGTGGGCGCCACGGCCGGACCGCTGGTGTGGTTGATGCAATGAAAGCCCAGCGGGAGATTCAGCGTGCTGGGCTGCAGCACCGGCACGCTCAGTACCGGCGTCGAGACGTCCCGCAGATAGAAGTCCACCGTCAGCGCTTGGTAGACGATCAGCGCGACGATCAGCGTTTCCCCGTTGGTCGGGAACGTCTGCCGGAAGATGCGCGTGCCGCCGCTGTAGATGCTGACGCCGAACGCGCCGGTGATGTCCAGCTCCCAAACATAGCCATCCTGCACCGGAGTGGCCGCGGTGAAGCTGCCCGGCCGCGTGTAGAAGCCCATGCAGCGGTTCGTGTTCAGGCCGGGCGCTGCTTCCAGGTTGAGCAGCGAACCAGCCAGCACGCCGCCTGCGAATGGCTCGAAGGTCTCCTGGGTGTTGATCGCCGCACCGTTTGAGGCAGTCGTGCCGACCGTCGCGATCAGGTTGCCGCTGGCCTGCGTCATCGTGCCCGTGCCGGCGAGCACCGGCGCGGACCAGCGGCTCACGGTGTCGATCGTGCTGCCGTTGAAGTTGTCGCCGAACAGCACCGTCGCGATCGGTGCGACGTTGAGCTGGTAGCCGTTGATCGACTTGGTCAGCGTCGGCTGCGCCGGCAGACCCGGTTTCGCAACGGTCCAGCCAGCGGCCCCGAGCGAGGCCAGGTTTGCAGTGATGTCGCCAGAGGTTGCCATGTCAGCTCTCGCAGCTCAGCTTGTAGCGAATGTCCTTGGTGGCCTGCTGGGTCACCTGAACAACTCTCCACTCTTCCCCGGCCGCGACCGTCACGGAGACAGCCGACTGGTCGGAGTTGTAGGTGGTCTGGTCGACGAACGCCCCGCCGGGGCTCGTGCGCTTTTGGGTCTTGACGGTGTTCGAGCCGTCCAGCCCGGTCAGCGTGAGCTTCATGGCTGTCGCGCCGTTGGGCACGTTGAGCACGTCGCTGCCGTTGGACTGCGCCGCGGTGATGGCCACGCTCCCCGTGGCGAACGTGCCTTGGATGTTTGGACCGGGCATCGTGTTCTCCTGAAGTGGATCAAGCCGGTTGCTTTGCCGCGCGGTCGATAGCGCCCTGGGCGGCCATGTTCTGCAGCTGCAGCTTCTGCTGCGCCTGGGCCGCCTCTTCCTGCTGCTGCGAGCGTTGCTGACGCAATGCGTCGACCGCATCGGCGTCGCGCTCGTTGCTCTTGGGAACGCCCAGGCCATCCAGCAGCGTGCGCACCTGTTCGTCGAAGTCGACGATGTCGAGCGCCGCCTGTGCCGCCGGCGCGGTCTGCCCGAGCGCGGCCAGGCCCTGGAGACTGGCGTTCAGGCGCTCGATCGCGGAGACATCCTCCATCTTCTGCGAGCGCGCCAGCGGATTGTTGTAGCGAACCTTGAGGTTGCCGCCGCCCAGGCTCTGTGGGGCCTGGCCGAACACGCCGGCCCGGTACATCAGGCCGAAGCAGCGCTCCACCATCGGCGCCAGGTACTCGGCCTGCAGCCGCCCGTAGATCGGTCCGAGCAGCTGACGGATCATCCCGACGCGCACGTGGACCTCGGTGGCGGTCATCGACGGGCCGTCCTGCGGCTGCAGCTGGTCGGCCATCAGGATCCGGCGGATCGCGGCGTGGTACTGCGCCACGCGCGAATCCGCCAGTTGCCAGTCGCCACCGGCGCTGAGCTGCTTCATCGAGTCGACGTCGTTGGCGACGATGACCTTGCGCGGGCCGACCTTGACAGTTCGCGGGTTCAGGACGCCGTCGTCCTGCGCGATCCACATGCCGGCGATCGCGAGCTCGGCATTCATGCGGTCCATGCGCAGGAACTCGTTCAGCTCGCGCGCATCGGGCAGCGCATCGAACATCGGGCCAATGGCGTAGACGCTGTTCGGGATCGCCGACCAGCGCGGGACGACCACCGGCATCTCGTGGTAGCCGCTCTCGCGCAGAAGCTTCTCCGTGCCGACCTCGAAGGTGCACGAGGCGATCGGCAAGTAGCGCGCGAGCGCGGCACCCGGCCGGTACTCCTGCCGCGGGTAGATCGCGTTGCAGACGTCGACGTTCGTATCGGGCTCGGCCTCGCTTTGCTTCTGCACCTGGGCGCTGCAGTTCTCGTAGCCGAACTCGGCAACGCACTGCTGCGCGGTCAGCGTGTAGACGCGGAAGATCGTGTCGATCAGGCCGCCGGGCTTGGTCGTCGCGCAGAAGCACTGCGAGATCGGCCACTGCGTGAAGACGAGGCCGCCCTGCTCGCGGTCCGCGTCGATGTGCAGCGCGAACCAGCCGGCGGCCACTAGGTCCAGCGCGCATTCCATCGCCGCGGCATCGAAGTTCCCGGCGTGCACCTCCGTGTGCAGCTTGTTTGCCGCATCGTCGAGCCAGCGCAAGCCGCCGTCATCGGAGTTGGTCACCTCGAGCAGCGCCCACACCGACGAAGACGGCGTGGCCCCCGAAACAATCGCAGCGGCCAGCGTGCGGCCGGCGTCGGTCGCGGCGCTGTGCAGGAGCCGCGCCTTGCGGTCCAGGGCCTGCTGTGCGTCCAGCGGCGAGCCGCCCTGCAGCCCGGATCCGCGAATCGGGAAGCTGTGGTCGAAGCAGTCGAGCCAGACCTGTTCGTGCACCTGGCGCAGCGTCTTGAGCCGCTCCAGGCG